TCCACCTTGCGAACCTTCAACTTGAAATCCGCACCCTTCCAGAAGTCAAAGGGATTGACTGCCTGTTCGTCTTGGAACTGTGGGTGCATCTTCTCTTCAATCTTTTCAAAGATCTTCTTGCCGTACTTGTACAGGAAAACCTTGCCTTCATTCTGCGGAGCCGCAGGATCAGAGATCACAAGGATATTGGAAACATACGAAAGCCGACGCTTGCGGTCACGGGCAATCGTCTTGTTGGACTCAATACCGCTGTTCCACAACTCGTTGTTGCCCTCACATACAGGACACTTCTGTCCAATGGTTGTGGGGCAGTTCTCGATAAACCATCCACCCTTGCCTTGGAAGCCGTGGCTGAACTGCCGAATCCACGGAATGTCTTCTCCCTCGGGTGCGGGCAGGAAACGAATCACGGCATAGCCATTGCTCGTTTTGTCCAGAGTGGGCTTCCAAATACGATTGTCTTCGTAAAGGTCTGCTCCACCACTGCCCTTCTTCAGTTTTTCGGCTTCGTTCAGTAGCCGCTTCATGTTGTCTTGGGAATTCTTTTTCAGGTCTTTGAAACTCATGTGTATTTTCCTTTCATGTACGATGTGTTTCTATATGTGTGTACGAAGTGTACTGTGTACTAGTATGTAGTACGAACGCCCGGAAGTCAAGCACCAACCTCCCACTCCTCTAATTTTTGTTTGATGATCCGCCGATACTTGAACGGATTTGATAGGAGTCCACGGGCACGAAGAAACGGACGGTACTTCTCGCACCTTTGGTGGAAATTTTGCCAAACAGGATCGCCCTCCAATTTTCGTGAAAGATCGGGCACGAATCCCAAGATTTCGTCCAACACAATAAAAGTCTCGGGAGAAACCTCCCCACGAATAACACTCTGTAGCAGAGGGGGATGTTGTCCGGTCTCGGCACGAAAAAGCCAATCAAAGCCCCGACCCGATCGGGCCAGATCTTGGGATATGCGTGACATCTCTTCGGCAAACTCCTCCGAGAAGTTTTCCATTTTACGCTGCCATCGGGTCCATATCTCTTCGTGTCCGCCTTCCATCATCTGTCCTATCCACTGGTGTGGGTTATGGGCAAACAGGGACACAAAGAAATCCACAGGCTGTGCCTTCAGGCTTCGGGACAGTTTTTCAAACCAGTACTTGTCGCTCCGTTTCAGATACGAGGCAAACGAAGTATTGGTTTTCCCGTTGAACTTGAAATAATCATAAGAATCTGTGGTGAAATGGAGTTTAATGCCCAGATACACTTGGTACAGATCGTATCCTCTCATAGGGGTAGCCGTGTGCCTTTCTCCTTTCCTTTTGCCCGTAGCAGGTTCCGTCCTGCTGCCTCGATTCGGATCTTTTCAATCACGGTTTTGTTCAGATGCTTGGCAATGGATTGGGGCTCGATTCCGAACTGTTCACATACATCCATGACCGCATCCAAGTACGATCCATTCTTACCTTTGACTCGTTTTTCTATCTCTGTGGCAAAGTTTACTGACCCGTCAAACATGGGCGTTTTCCTTTCTGTTCTAGGGGATTATACAGCACTAACGGCGGAAGTCAAACCTAATTTCATGCCCCTGTAAATATACATACCATTGCTAACCAAAATAAAAGCCTAAAACGGGACTGGAGAGATCATGTCACAAACAGCGGCATCAATCGGAGCAGGATTTACAGGTAGTTATGTCGGGGGAGTATACAATTTTCAGGCTGCGGATAGGTCAATTCTAGGCAATGCTGCCGGAGCAACGGGAGTCATCCCCTACAGCAAAATGGTATGGGGTGGTAGTGGTGAGGCCAAGTTTGTAAACAACAACACGAACGCTCCATCGGCTCTCCCTATAAATCTAACAACCGCTGAAAACCAGTGGTTGTATAATGTTATTTCAGACATGGATGGTGTTGTAACTCTTGCGAATGGAATTACGGCCATCAATATCACAGGCGTAGGGTTCTCAGGAAACATCGTTGTAGATTTGTCCCAAGGCGTGACTATATCTGGTGTTTCTGGTAATTTTAATCTTGGAGTGACTTTTGGAGCAATACCAGGATACACCTCTGGTGGCTATTTCATGGTCGGAAACTATGAAAATAATGCCGGACAGATTACTCCACTCACAGTCACTGGTGGTGTACAGATTGCCGGCGGAACGGTAAATGTCTCTGGATTTAATGGAATTATTAATTTCCCTGTCGCTGGCATCACGATATTTGGTACTCAGAACGACGATTCCGTTTTAGTCACCTTTGAGGGATTGACTCTAGGTCTTGTTGGTGTCACTTTCGGAGCGGTTGGGACCACTTTTGGTGGAGTGACTTTTGGAACTGTGGGAGCCACATTCGGAACTGTGGGTGTTACTTTCGGTACGGCAGGCGTGACATTCGGAACTGCCGGTGTTACATTCGGCACGGCAGGTGTAACTTTCGGAGGAATCACTTTTGGAACAGCCGGTGTCACATTCGGTGGTGTCACTTTTGGCGGAATCACTTTCGGAACAGTCGGTGTTACATTCGGAGTTGCGAGGGTACGACCAGAAACAGGCGTTACTTTTGGAGTGGTGTTTACTAACAAGGCAGGCACTCCACTAGGAATATCTGGATCTGAAGTTGTAGGTATGCCTGTGTTCGGGGTTTGCGGAGCCACAGCAATACGAGTGGAAATTGTAGGAGGATTGAGTGGAATCACGGTGTCTGGACTGGCATTCCCCTCTGAGTTTGGAATTAGTGGAGGCACAGTCACAGTATCAAACATTGTGGGAACCACTTTCGGTAGTGTGGTCATCGCTGGAACGCCCGGTGTTACTATTTCTGGAAAACTCATAGTAGGCTTGGACCAGACTTCATCCAACAATGTGGTAGTCGTCGGAAACCTGACCAGCAGACCAGTTTATAATGTGCCTGTTAACTGGAATGATGCTAGTGGAAATAGACTGAAAGACCATCTGTCTGGTCTTACCGTGGCATCAACAGTGTCTATAGGTGGACTCACTTTCACCTCTGGTTCCAATCTTCCTACCACATCCTTGTTGGGCGTTTCTTTCGGTGATGTTTCTGTTGGAAATGTTAAACTTGTAAACACCTCTGTTGCGATACAAGGCGATCCCAACAGTTTGGTAAATTATCCTGTGGGAGTTTCCCTAATAGGAATAGCAGCAACAACCGGAGTCCGAGGCGGAACAAACGACAGAGGCTTGGTTGTTGCTGAAAAGCCTGGTGCGCTCTTTGCTCTAGGCATGACCCTCAGCAACTTGTTCTTTGGTTTTACTACTAATCCCAGTGATAATATTGCTGGCTCTTGTGGTGGCGGTCAATACTTGTACCTGAAGAGCACTCCAGTATGTGTCACCACAAATTATTCTGGTCCAGCCGCCAATGGAACCATAAATGGACAAGTCAGCGTTCCTCTAAAGCAAGGCTTGTATGTTCAACTCACAAAGTGGGATCTTATTTCCCATGTCCATGTGGGATACACGGCAAGTACCGTTCAGGAGTTCCGTCGTAATGCCCAAGTGCTACACAAGGAATACCAGATGGCTCCGATTTGGGCACATGCCCTGGACCAGTTCCGCCGATTCCCTGGAGTAACGGGCAATAATGGTCCAATACTGAACAACGATTTTGAGATGACAGACAATTCTTGGCCTATGGATGGTGATGGTAGTGCTAGCATGACTCCAGTCCAAAAGCAGTATATCGGAATTATTGAAAAACCCACCCGCATATTCATTCCGTGCCGTGATGCTGGTGAAGTCTATGTGCTGGTAAACGGAGACTTCTCGGGACACGAAATAGGAGCAGGCTTCTGGGATTTGGAAACGAAAACTTGGACTGCTACTACCCTGTACGAACGTTCCTACTACGCCAGTTCTTTCTACGGCTTTACTGCCGGCGAACCAACAATAAGCACTAGCGGAGTTCCAGGGGGTGGTGCTGGCAGTGGTGGAGAATACGACGGTTGGAGTGATGGTGGAGTCGGTTTTGGCCTCGTTGCTCCAGGAATTTCCGCAGGAACTTCTGAGAATCCTGGAAATCCCGGCACAGCCATTGCCCAAATACTTGCGGGTTACACCAACAACCCGTTCATACGGGTCTGGGGATACTAAACAAAAACCCTTTAGGCTTGGGGAGCGGAGGGGGGAGGTTGCTGATGCAGCCTCCCTTCTTCTATTCCTTTTCGGACACTTGAAAGCAGTTCCTCGATCTGGATCTTGCGTGGTTCCGAATTATTGTTGGCCTCGTAGTTGGAGAACCCAGGCATCTTGCGTGGACACAGGAGTACAGGGTAGTCCAGTTTGGTGTACTCGCCAGGCGCACCGTTCAGCCACTTGCCAGGCTTGTCCCCACAGCCGCAGTCATTACAGTAGAACCGT